ATGAAAATCAAAGCACTTTCAAAACTGAAACCAGAGCAGGGCATCTGGATGAACGAAGTGGACATGCCTGAGCTTGGCCACAACGACCTGCTGATCAAAATTAAGAAAACCGCAATTTGTGGTACGGACGTACACATTTATAACTGGGATGAGTGGTCACAAAAAACCATTCCAGTGCCTATGGTAGTCGGCCATGAATATGTGGGTGAAGTGGTTGGCATTGGCCAAGAAGTGCGTGGTTTCCAAATTGGTGATCGCGTTTCTGGTGAAGGTCACATCACTTGTGGCCACTGCCGTAACTGCCGTGGCGGCCGCACGCACCTGTGCCGCAACACCATTGGTGTGGGCGTAAACCGCACCGGTTGTTTCTCTGAATATTTGGTGATCCCCGCCTTTAACGCATTCAAGATCCCGGATGGTATTTCAGATGATCTGGCGTCTATCTTCGACCCGTTTGGTAACGCAGTGCATACCGCGCTTTCTTTCGACTTAGTGGGTGAAGATGTGCTGATCACCGGTGCTGGCCCAATCGGCATTATGGCCGCTGCGGTTGCAAAACACGTAGGTGCACGCCATGTGGTGATCACCGATGTGAACGAATACCGCCTTGATTTGGCTCGTAAAATGGGTGTAACTCGCGCTGTGAACGTTGCGGAGCAAAACCTAGAAGAGGTGATGAAAGAGCTCGGCATGACCGAAGGCTTTGATGTGGGCCTAGAGATGTCTGGCGTACCAAGTGCGTTTAGCGCCATGCTAAAAACCATGAACCACGGTGGCCGCATCGCTCTGTTAGGTATTCCACCATCATCTATGGCGATTGATTGGAACCAAGTGATCTTCAAAGGTCTGGTGATCAAAGGCATCTACGGCCGCGAGATGTTTGAAACTTGGTATAAGATGGCGAGCCTGATCCAATCGGGTCTTGATATCAGCCCAATTATCACTCACCACTTCAAAGTGGATGACTTCCAAAAAGGCTTCGACATCATGCGCAGCGGGGCTTCCGGCAAAGTTATCCTCGATTGGCAGTAACCGAAAATCTCTCCACAGAGCGCTCCGTAAGGGGCGCTTTGTTTTTGGCTAACACTGTTTTTATAAACAGTAAAGTGGAAAATATGACCCGATTTAGCCCTCGCTTTGGTCCCATTTTGGTCCCATCTCACTTTGTAATGGGACCACGTTCAGTTTGTTTTGGTCCCATCATCGCAACACGTAGAGGCGAAGAAGTTCTATGTAATAATTGGACATAAATCATTTAGAATACCAACTTAAATTGGCAATTTATAAATTATTTTTTGTATAGCGGCGTGAGTTAAGGACAACTAGCGCTATGGTTAAAATGGCGCTAGCTGAAAGGGTTGGATTAGTTTAGCTTCGTACAAAGTGCTACTACGTAAAATCCAATTTTTCACATTATGCGGCTTTTACCTGCGAAGTTTTGATTTTTTCAGCAGCCTTGAGTGTTGAAACCATTTTTTCTGCCACCGCTTCGATGACTTTCACGCAGACCGAGTTCCCGAATTGCTTGTAAATCTGCCCCTGTGAAACTGCATCAATGATAAATTTCTCCGGAAATCCCTGCAGGTTGGCGCACTCTCTTGGTGTCAGCTTACGTGGATTCTTGCCCAGATGTTCTTGGTCAATTAGGATTTCTGAGCCGTCTTTGTAATAACGTGCACTGATAGTGTTGGTATATTCGCTGTCCGCATTGAAAAGTGAATAACCAAAGCCGTTACCTTTGATTTTATGCTCTTCCTTGCGCTTTTTATGGCCGTCCCAGAGTTTGTCTGAAATTGTGTACCTGTCCTTACCAAGCGCTTGCTTTTCTTCATCCAACACATGCTGTGGCTCCAGAATGTCACCTACACGGGTTGGCGTTTTAGGCGCTTCCGGCCATGAAAACAGCGAATCAAAATTCACACCGCGGAAGTAATTTTTGTCAAAACCAACGATGAAAATACGTTCGCGGTTTTGTGGTACGCCGAAATCAGCCGCTCTGAGTACCTTGTAGCTCACCCAGTAGTTGAGCTTTTCAGACAGCGCGTGGCGCGACTCCTCACTCATCGGGATGTCTTCAGGAATTTCTTGGTCATGTTCCCCACGCAGTATGTTGGTAATGGTTTTCAGAGTGCGCCCTTTGTCATGGCCCTGAAGCTGCTTGACGTTTTCCAGCAGGAACGCTTTAGGTTTTTTCTCAGTCAGTATTCTCTGGATCTCAAAGAACATGGTACCGCGTGTATCACTGAAACCCTGCTTCAGGCCAGCCTGTGAAAAGGCTTGGCACGGAAAACCGCCAAGAAGAATATCGTGGTCTTTAATGTCTTTTGCGCTGATCTGGGTGATATCGCCGCTCGGCATTTCACCGTAGTTGGCCAGATAGGTTTTCTGGGCGAACTTGTCCCATTCAGAAGTAAAAACACAGTGTCCGTTCAGTTTCTGAAAAGGGAGCCTGATCCCGCCGATACCGGCGAAAAGATCGATAAACGTAAACTCGGAGTCTTCAACCGGATTTTGTTTGAACGGCGCGTTTTCAAAGTGCTTCTGAAGGGATGCTTCCAGAGCCATGACCGCTTTCATCTTGGCTGGAGTCGGTGTGTGTTCGCCGTTTTCCCAGCCGCGGATGGTGCGCTCTCCAGAGGCGTTCATTCCCAGTAAATTTGCCATTTCTGAGGCACCGAGCCCGAGCTTTTGTCGTAGGTTTTTGATATATTGTGCATTATCTAGAATTTCAATTGTCATACAGGCTCACTTATCCGGTTTTTATCCCGGGATGTTAGCACTGTGTTTATGAACATGCAATGGAGCAGTGATGTTTAGCGGAGCTATCGATCAATTTATCGATCAATGCAATGGGTTATCAGGCGAAATGGGTGTTAGCTACAGTAACGTTGCTCCCACATTCGTATTCTCAAATACAGGTCGTCGGGGCGATACAAAGTACTTCTCTATTACGCTTTGTCAGCTTATTGAGGTATTGCAAGACATTATTGATAATCATTCAGAATATGTTTCGAACGCGCAGTACGTTGAAAAGAATTGGAGAGATTTGTTTTCCGACACTATTTCGAATGATGTGGTTAATGCTTTATCAACAGTTCAGACCCTTCCACTATTTGAATTGATCAATAAGGTGATTATTATCGCCAACGGCCTGCAACATCGTTATAAATACAAGGAAATGGATTTATCTCCTGGGAATGTAGAAAGGGCAAAATCTTATCTGGAAAGCCAGCTTCCTGATAACGAAATTTATTTGGCAGGACTGTCTGGACGAAGAAGTTCTACGGTGGGAACTTTATCAACTGTTCAAGGCCGTAATGAAATCTACTACGGCGCACCCGGTACCGGCAAGAGCCACACAATTGATGAACTGACTGCCGGAGCCAGAAAGGTAGTCACTGTTTTCCACCCTGATACCCAGCATTCTGATTTTGTCGGTGCGCTGAAACCGGTGATGAACGGTGGCAACATCACCTATCAGTTTCGCCCAGGTCCTTTCACACTAGCGCTGATTGAAGCGCTGACCCATGCGGATCAGCATGTCTATCTGATCATCGAGGAGATCAATCGAGCGCCGGCTGCAGCCGTATTCGGTGAGCTGTTCCAGCTTCTGGATCGCAAAGACGGTGCCAGCAAGTATGATATCGATGCGGCTGACCCTGATATGCTGGCCTACATTAACGCCTCGCTAGCTGCTAAGGGTATTGCTGCAGTAGATAAACTCTCTATTCCTTCCAACCTTTCTCTACTGGCCACCATGAACAGTAGCGATCAGGCGGTGATGCCGCTGGATACGGCTTTCAAACGCCGCTGGTCATTCCGCTATAACAAAATTGATTTCAGCAACCAAGACGTCAGCAATCAGACGTTCCGACTGATGACATCACAGGGGGAGGTAGATATTACCTGGCGTGATTTTGCCGATAAAGTGATCAATTACTATCTCAAAGAGCTGAATGTTCCTGAAGACCGTCTGCTTGGTCCTTTCTTCCTAAGTAAAACTGAATTGTCTGATGAGGCTTCTGCAAAGGATGCCTTATGCGGAAAGTTATTCGTTTACCTGTGGGATGATGTGCTCCGTCACCGAGGCAGGGATACTATTTTTGCCGAAAATATCAGAACATTCGGTGAGCTTCATGACACCTTTCTGGCCGGCAAGGTTCCGGTATTCAGGGGCGATGTGGATGCCGCTGTTTACAAGCAGGGTAAGGCAGTGGATGAAACTGAGGAGCCAGAGGAAAACGGTGAAGATGCATAATCTTTACTATTTCACTGACCGCTCCTATCTGTCTTGGCTGAATGAGCCGACGGGCACCTTGGTGGAAGCAATGCGTCAGCAGGGGATCATTGCACCCGATCACCACAGAGTGCGGTTCTGTGGTTTCTTTTTTTGGTGTGGTGGGACGGCGGTATTTCTGCCGGCAAACAGCGATGTTTCGGTAAAACCTGCGCTTTCCGCACACTTGCTTCTGCGCACCCTGAACCGTTATTACGCTGGCCGGCCAACTGGTATTCTGGGTACTGGGGGGGATTCTCTGATCGGAGGAAGTTTGCTCTCGCTTGCCGTCACCCTCTTTGATGACTATCAGGCCAACGGGCTATATGTCCGCCGGTGCCGGCATCGCACCATTAATCAGGGAAAAACCAACTGGCCACGGACCTTCGCCCGTCATACCCCGTTTCCGGCTGCGACGGCACCGATTTATTTTGAACTGGAGTCTTCGAGAACACGCTACGTTTCCGACTGTGAAACCGCAAGAATACACGCTGCAGTGATCAGGGATATCAGGGAAAAGTTCGGTATTCTGCTTTACGGTGAAACCGTTCTTTCCGACGAAAACCTTGAGAAAATGCAGTCGCCAACTGGGGGCAGAGAGGCGCAGCTCGCGTATCTCAACAGGGAATTGTCTCTCAGCTACTCTGAACGTGACATTACGCTTATCAATTCACTGAAGCGTTATATCGACAGTTCCCAGGGCTGCGATGAGGATTCACTCATCATCGGTACCCGTCATTTCCACAGTGTTTGGGAGGTGATGCTGGACAATGTGCTATCGGGTGAACGGAATTTCAACAGCAGGCTACCGGTGCCTTACTACTTCAAAGATGGGCTTTTCCATGAAGTGGCGGAAAAGGGGCAGCGGACGGACACCGTGCTCCGCAATGATGACGGTACCCGTTATGCTGTGGTTGATGCGAAGTACTATACGGCGTCAGCGCCTAAAGATGCGCCGGGCTGGCCGGATTTGGTGAAACAGTTTTTCTATCAGAAAGCGGTAAAATCGGTGACCAATAAGGATGCAGAGGTGACGACTCACTTTGTATTTCCAGGCTCCGTCAGTTACCTAACATCGGCACATGTGGGTGAAAGGGGGCAGCATCAGCAGAAAACGCTGCAACATACTTCGGGCTATCCGGTCGTTAACTGTCACTACTGTGATCCTACTGATCTGATGAAAGCGTATGTCTCTTATGGAAAGATGCAAAACCTCCGTGATTCCATTCTGAACATTTCTGAGACGTGGTACTCTGATTGCCAAGGCCATTTGGAGTGACTTCCGTATATAGATGGCTTCTTGATCGCATAACGACTATTACCTCAGCTTTCCAAGCTGATGACCAAGATTTAATCGGGCAAATGCACGCTCACTAAATTTTCAGAGTATTTGGTCTAAGCATTTTGGGGGCAAAAGTTTGTTGTCATACCCACTTATCTGGTCATGTACAGTTTCAATAGACCATTCGATAGGATCAAAAAACCGCCTAATCGGCGGTTATTGATTCCTCACTTTTTCTAGCTCTTGCCATACCCGTTCGGATTCTTTCTTGTTCGACTCAATCAGCCATTTACCGTAGACCCTTGCGACCATGGTGATATCAGCGTGGCCCATTTGTTGTGCCAAGTAACTCACGTTGACGTTAGCGTGAGTGATCATCCAACTAGCGTAGGTATGTCGAAGTTGATACTGGTTACGGTAACGGACACCTCCTTTTTTACAAAGTGCCGTCCACATTCGGCCTAGTGCACGTTTGCCATAATAGTCATAGCCACTGACCTTCTGTTCCCTAACGACTTTGGGATTAAACACAAAACGCAAAGACTCTTTTCTGTAGGCCTGACCGGGTAATTCGACATCGTACTCTTTAGGCTCTAACGAGTAGGTTAAATATTGTTGAGCTTTTAAAGCATCTAAAGCGGGTGGCAGTAAGTCAACAAACCGCTCTTTGTCTGTTTTGGTGGTTTTTAATCCGCGCATATCATAAGTCGAACGGCGGATATGGATCGTTTTATTCTCAAAATCCACATCCTCCCATGCGAGCGCACAAAGCTCGCCACTGCGTATGCCACTATAGACAAGCAAGGTCACGATATTGCGGTGCTGCAGTTGGTGGCAGTGTTTCAAAATGCTGTCGATCTCCGCCATCGAAAAGGGCTGAATATCGACTTCGCTTTCTTTGACTCTTTGCAAAACCTTGGATAAATCGCGACTGATGTATTCCATTTTATAGAGCCAAGCAAGGAAGGCGTTGATTGTCACCAGATTTCGGTTAATGGTGCGACCTGTTTTCCCTTTAACGAGCTCTTGGCGAAACTCCGTCAAAGTGCGCGGTGAAAGAGTGTCACTACTTCTTGTTTTTCCATAAATTTCAATAAAATCTCTTAATACCCAATCATATCTTTGCAACGTAGAGCGGCGGATATCGTGATCTTTAGAGGCAAGGAATTGCTTAGTAAGTTGCAATAGACTCTTTGCCCTCGGTACGCCTGATGCGTGTTTTGACTCGGGAAAGTGGGCGGCATAATTGAAAGTACCGATCTTGATTTCATATTGAATTGCTTCCCGCTTCTGTTTAGCAAAATTTATGTTTTGTTTTGTTGGAGGTAAGCCTAATGATTCTCTACGACGTTTGCCCATGTAATAAAATGAAATTCTCAGAGAATTGCCGCGGATTTCTACGCCTGATGGGAGATTGTCGGTTACTGCATTCGATGCCATTTGTTCCATTCCTCAATATCAACCATCCAAGTACCGCAAATTTTTTTCACGATTGTTGATGGATAAAATCCTTCGCGTGCTTTATGCCTCAGCGTTTTAGTGCTTAGGCCAATCACTTCTGCAGCTTTTTTAAGAGTGATGATGGAAATTTGTGATTGACTCATATTGCCTACCTCTCGATGCCATCTTGTTCACCAACCTTTTTGATGGAGTGCATCGCGCCAAGCTTTTTAGCGAGTGGTGCGGCATCATTGGCAAACATGTTGAGAAATGAAGGTGTAATCGTGATTTCTGCTGGGCATTCTCGGCTTAGCCCCCAGCTATCGTCAGTGGGATAAAGTGTTAGCGCGATTACTGAACGATGTAATCTTTGACTAAAGTAAGGTGGTGAAGTGGTTACTGTTCCGTATTGAGTATCAATGGTTGCCGCCATGGATATTTCCTCGCAATAAGTGATTGTGAATCAGGAATCACGCGCTATTGGAATAGCTATGATTAGATAACTTATATTTTATGTTAGTTATCTAACCTCGATATTGCAAGTGTTAATGTAAGAAAACTAACTTTAATGTGTTAGGTCAAACATTTCTAAGATTTGGCTTATGGAGTAGTAGAAAGGAACGGTGATGAATCACCATTCATTGTTGAGTGTGTAGTATGACGAATTGGGAAAGAAATAAGGAATTACAACAGGACTGAATACCAGAAAACCCTACCTACAATAGAGATTTGTTGTTCAGCAACTTGCTCTTGTAAATACTCTCTCGGAGGGTATTCAATTTCATTAAAACTATAAATTCTTAGTCCACCACCGGGCAGACGATAGAGCTTTTTGATAAAGAGTTCGCCGTTGTGGTTAATGGCGTAAATCTTCCCATCAATGAGCGTTTTATCCCCACAATCAATACCTACCGTGGAGCCATTTGGCAAGACGGGTTCCATGCTATCACCTGTGATGGCCACACAAACTGCATTTTCAGGGTCAACGTTATATCGGCGTAAGGTGGACTTGGCGAATCTTAATCGAAAGCCATTATCTGATTCACTATCACTGACGAAGCCATTTCCTGCCGATAAACGCACATCAGATAAGAAGGGAACCGCAACCTCGTCATCACCAAGGGGAGTATTGCTATCCCAAACTTGCATGTTACCAAGTAGTTCAGCATTACCCGCGGTTGAGTCTTGAGTTCCCTTGCCTGTTTGCAGCCACAGCGGATCAACTCGCAACTTTTTGCACAGAGCAATTAGGTTCGAGCCTTTAGGCGTAGTTTCATTTCTCTCCCAGAAAACAAGAGATGTGGGTGAGACTCCAATACTGGAGGCCACTTGTTGTTGGGTGAGTTTGAGTTCTTTTCGAACTCGGCGAATACGCTCGCCAATCGTTTCTCTCGTCATGTTAGATATCTTACATTCACTTGCGTTAAGTTTTCTAATGATATTTAATGTTAGAAAACTAATAACGAGTGAAGTATGAAATCCTATTTACCACCCATTAAGACCGCAGATGTCATTAAGTTCTTTGGTTCTAAACAAAAAGTTGCTGAAGCAGTCCAGACCACGCATTCAGCTGTTAGCCAGTGGGGAGAATTTGTACCTGATAGCCGAGTCTTCGAATTTCATTTTTTGATGAAAACCAAAGAGTGGAAGCGAAGCTGTAACAGCTAAATTTCTATCATTCTGATTTATGGTGATTTTATGAGAACAAACTCATTTTGGACCACGGTGGAGCAGCTTGCCTGTATCACGGTGAATACCTGTCGCGTAGCGTTATCGCAGGGGCAGGAGACATTAACTTTCGAGAGGGATCAAATTCAGCGATTGAAGGATAAGTGTGAGCATTACCTTCGGGTATTGGATGAGGAAAGAGAGTTGGCTTTAAACCGCGGCAACGGTTTAAAGCCGAGTGAAAAGTCTTGCGAGGAAATTTCACATACCACTTCGGAGAAGCAGTGATGGGAAGAATAGCATTAAGAGCTCGGATTGAGAATCTTCAATGGCGTTTGTTCAAGGTTGAGAAAGGTCAGCAAACCGAGATTACCTACGACGAAATGGCTGACCTTTATGAAGCTAAGCGTCTGTATGTCAAAGCTGTCTATGAGGGATTGGTCCGTGGTTAGAAAGATGCCATGTTTTCCGTACCGAATGCTCGGTGAGTGGATCTGGTTGGTGGCAAGCTTACTTCATCACTTTCTGATTGCGAGGGAATGGGCTTTCTATTGGCCATGGGGAGCTATTCGTAGACGGCAAGTGGCTTTAGATAGATTGATCATTGAGGTAATACGATGTCCGTTAAGGTAATGAGCTACGTATGGGATATTTCTCTTTTCAAGGGTTCTGACAAACTCATTATGCTTTGTCTGGCGGATCATGCTGATGATGCTGGCGTGTGCTGGCCTTCGATTGAAACCATCGCCCGTAAAAGTGGTGTCTCTCCAACTACAGTCAAAGCAACCTTGAAAAAGTTGGAAGCGGGTGGCTGGATTGTGAAACGAAACCAGTTCAAGAAAGCCGATTCAGGTCGATTAGTGCGTTCCAATAACCAATATCAACTGCCCGTGAAGCGATTGAAATCTACCGCTGATGAACAGTCGGATTTCGAACAGTCGGATTTCGTCCATTCAAAACTCGAACATTCGAAATACGAACAGACGAATTTACCCGAGGGGGTAGGTCAGATTTCGGCTGGGGGTAGGTCGGATTTCGGCTATAAACCATCAATAGATCCATTAATAGATCCACCAAAAGGCGATGCGCCGCTTTTCAGTGCTCAAACTGACCCTATTTTGGATCCGGTTGTGTTTGAGATCCCACTCAAAGGTAAAAACGTTTCGTATCCGGTGACCCAATCTCAGTTGGTGGAATGGCGCTCGCTCTATCCTGCCGTTGATATTCGCCAACAGCTTCGCAACATGATCGGTTGGTGTCAGGCAAACCCAACACGCCAGAAAACCGCGCAAGGGATCCAGCGATTTATCCACGCTTGGCTTTGCAAAGAGCAAGACAAGGGGCGAATCGTCGCGGTGTCTCAAGCTGCGGCAAAGCCCATTGATGATGCGCAGTTGTTGAAGCGAAAGATCCAGCAAATTGAAATCGATATTAATAACGAGAACGTCGCGCTGATTTCATTTAAACAGCGTAAGTCCGCGGCATCAGAGCAGGCTGTGCAATCGGCTGAGCGTAAAATCAAGGCCATGATGGCTCAACGAGAAAGTTGGCTTCGAGAGCTTTCGGTGCGAGCGAATGAGTCTTGATGTAATGAGCCCATACCGTTTTGCCATTTTTAGACCATATTCTCAGAGTAAGGAGTCACGACAGTGAGTAAAAAGCTTGAGCTTTTAACACTATTAAGCGCCGCAAGAACCATGAAATGGGAAGAGTCTGTCAGTAAAAATGGACCGACCAAAGAGCAGCTTCTCGGTGCGATGGGCTTAGCGCAGCGCGATAATCCTATTGGTATGGCAATCCTTAATGCCAAATACTTGGATTGTGCTTATTCGTTGGTGGTATTGAGGGATTTTCTTGGATCACTGGAGGTTCATCGCTTAGAGATCGGTTTGGCTTCGAATGAGCTTAAACATTTGCATTATCTGGTCATGGCGGATGTGTTGAATGTTCCGATAGACAGTCAGCAAGCTCGTTTGGCTTCGGTTTGGCGACGATACAGCGCCTACGCAGCGAGGACCCAGAAATCGATTGAAGTACTTAGTAAAGCCATGCGCTCGATGGAGCGAGCAATAGAGATCAAAACCAATCCATTTGAGAGCCGTCGTTTGCAGGCCAACATTGCGTCACACCAAACTCGTATTGATGCGCAGAAGCAGCTATTGGCCGATTACGCACAGAAAAAGGCCGCAGAATCAGCAAAATGTCCGCGTTGCAAAGCAACAGGCGTTATTCCCAAAACGCAGCGACCTTGTGAGAGTTGTGATGGCGTAGGTGAGTTTCGAACGACGGAAGCGGATTGGAAATCCTCATTTTTGGGTGCAGCTTTGCCGGCTCACAAAGAGCTCATCATTCGCCATTGGCCTGCGATTGTTCACCTACTTCAAGAGTGGAGAACGCAATTGTATCAGCATGAAGCCGAGGCACTTTCGACGCTTGAAAAGCGCTTATCTGCTGAGTTTGAAGATTGAGTAAACTCGAGTCGCTCATTGATATGACAAGGTAATTGCGGTAGATTTTCCAACAATAGCGAGGCTGCATCTTTTGATGCGGCCTTTTTTATTGCTCGCAATTCGGAGCCTTAATGATGGCCAAACGAGATTGGAAAGCGCTGCAACAAGAGTACAAACTCGCGTTTGAACAAACAGGCATCACAATCAAAGCGTGGTGCGATCAAAACCAAATCAATTACAACACGGCGCGTCGATATCTGCAGGTGTTGAACTCGCCACTCGAAAACAGCGAAAACCCAGCAAAAAACGTTCAATCCCCACGTGCTATCACTTCTTCGCCCGATGTGGAACGGCTCGCTCAATGTGATCAGTTAGGAGGGGGTAGGGGAAAAAAGGTTTTTAAATCAAAAGGTAAGGATAAAAATGCGCCAGTGATCAGTGAAAGTGATCAGTTCACTGATCACGTGACTGATCAATACTCACCGAAACCGACCCATGCGCAATTTTTACAGCGTGTTTTGCATCTAGATACGACTCATCAACGCGATGAAAGTGGGCGGTTTATTCATGGCAACCAGTGCTCAACCAAACACAATGGCTATGCACAGCGCTTAAATGATCCAGATGCCATTTTTGATGCAGCGAACTCGGACATTGACCACGAGATTGTGTTTTGTCGGGCGCGGGTGCTGAAAGCCATGGAAACCTACCAGAAGATAGGAGCCGAGCTTGGCAAGGAGGGCTTGGCGCTGGCTGAACGCGTCAAACTGTATGAGCTCTACGTCAGCACCGACAACATTGTTGATAGAAACATGGCGCGTGTGGAATCTCTACTACGAACCAAAGCACAGGTAAAGAAAACAGAATTGGAAGCTGAGCGTATTGCACAAGAGTCTGCTGGGCTTGGAACTGCAATTGCCGACATTGTGCAAGAAATTCAAGAGATGGGATCGGACGGGTTTGTTCTGAATGATTAACCTTGGTTCCGTCCCTCAAGAGAAGATAAGCGCGCAGGATCGCGCTTTTCTTTTTTCTCGGCTGAGCAATAAGTGGTGGCGGCTCAATCATCTTTACAAGATAGAGAATGAAGATGGCGAGCTGGTGACGTTCAAGCTTCGCCCTGCCCAAGCATTGCTGTTTAAGATGATGGGCCATCGCAACATTATCCTAAAAGCGCGCCAGCTTGGTTTTTCGACCGCCATTGATATCTACCTACTCGATGAAGCGCTATTCAATAAACGGCTTAAGTGCGGCATCGTCGCGCAGGACAAACAAGCTGCGGGGGAGATTTTCAGAACTAAAGTGGAAGTGCCTTATGACAACCTTCCGGCATGGCTCAAGGCGGCAATCCCAACCGAAGAGCGTAAGAGTGGAGCCAACGGTGGGCGCATGGTGTTTAAGAACGGCTCAAGTATTCAGGTTGCCACCTCCTTTCGTTCCGGTACTGTGCAGCGCTTGCATATTTCTGAGCATGGCAAAATTTGTGCGAAGTACCCACACAAAGCCAAAGAGGTGAAAACCGGTACGCTTAACGCGATACATCAGAACGCGATCTGTTTTATTGAGTCGACGGCAGAAGGTGTCGGGGGCGATTTCTATACCATGTGCATGCGCGCTATGGAGCAAGCCAAAAGTGGGGTAGAGCTGAGCCGCGAGGATTATCAGTTTCATTTTTTCGCATGGTGGCAAGATCCGAAATACCGCTCAAAAGTGCCGATGAATGGGCTCGTTGTGCCGAAAGTGATGGCTGAGTACTTTACTGGAGTCGAAAAATCGATGGGCTGCCAGCTCGATGATGAGCAAAAGCAGTGGTATCTCGAGAAAGAAGCCATGCAGGGCGAGGAGATGAAACAGGAATTCCCGTCCACGCCGCTGGAGGCGTTTTTAACCTCAGGGCGTCGGGTGTTTAATCCTGTCCATATTATGGCCGCGGAAGCGGATGTTCTTGCCCCGTTCTTGGTCTATGACCTTGAACCTATGACGGGAAACCTAACTCGGGTGCACTCGATGGAGAGTCACGATTCGCTTCGCATGCAGCGCAACGCGATGAACCTTTTGCTGATGTGGGAAATGTTTGATGAGGATGAAGAGTATGCGCTGGGTGTGGATATTGCCGAAGGGCTAGAGCATGGCGACCGCAGTAGTATCGATGTTGTGAAAAAATCCGATGGTGAGCAAGTGGCCCACTGGTTTGGCTATATCGATGCTGAGTTATTGGCTTATCTGGTTAAACATATCGCGATTTTATACGGCAACGCTTACGTGATGCCTGAGCGCAATAACCACGGCCATGCCTTTATTCAAAAGCTTCGAGAAATCTACCCCACACCCTACATCTATTCAGAACAATACCTAGATCGCGACAACGATGATGAGACGGTCAAGCTCGGCTGGTTAACCACCAAACAATCCAAACCTATCCTCACAGAAGGCATGAAGACGCTCTTTCAAAACGGCGTCTCTGGCATTCGTTGGATGGGGACTATTTCGGAATACCACAGCTATGTGTACGACAAAAAGGGAGCGATGAACGCTCAGGAAGGGTGTTTTGATGACCAAGTGATGAGTCATATGCTCGCCCAAGAAGCCCGTGCACGTATGCCAAAGCGTGTGAAGTCAGAAGACCTCAAACGCGATCCTTCTAACAATCATTGGCAGACCAAATGATGCAACACGCAAAACTCGATACTTTTATGCTGCGTATTCTCTCCGATATTGATGGACAACCTGACTGGCGCAGCGCTGCCAAAGTTGCCACCGCGTACTACGATGGCGATCAGCTTGATCCGAGAGTCAAAGATAAGCTTAAACAGCGTGGCCAGCCCACCACAATCCATAACCTGATTGCGCCGACCATTGATGGTGTCCTCGGGATGGAAGCCAAAACACGCACCGACCTTTTGGTGTGCGCAGATGATCCCGATGAACAAATGGAACTGATGGCGGAAGCCGTGAATGCCGAGTTTGCGGATGCGGCTCGGCTAGGTCGACTCGATAAAGCACGCTCAGAGGCGTATGGGTCGCAAATCAAAGCGGGCGTGGGTTTTGTTGAGGCATACCGAAATCCGAACCCGTTCGGGCCTAAATACAAAATCAAGCTTATCCCTCGTGATGAAGTGTTTTGGGACTGGTTCTCCACTGAACCCGACTGGAGCGATTGTCGCTGGGTGATGCGTATGCGCTGGATCGATATTGATGAGCTCGCGACTTTGGTTCCCCACAAAGCGAAGGTACTGGAATACGCGAAAAAGGATTGGCGTGGATTTGTTGATGTTGAAAATCTCGAAGGGCTCGACCCACTGTTGACCAGTGCGCATGAGGCATTTAATCACTGGTCACGGGATCATTCGGAGTACTTATCCCATAACCGTGAGCGTATTCGTTTGCAGATTGTGTATGTGCGTCATATAGAGCGCAAAGCCGTGCTTGAAACCCAAGATGGGCGTGTGATGGAGTTTGACCCGAGCGACCTGACTCATGCGATGGCACTGGCGATGGAGAGAGCCACACTGCGGCAGGCTCAAGTCAGCCGGATTAAAGAAGAGTGGTACGCCGGGATGTATCACTTATTGAGCCGTGACTGTGCCGCGCCTAATGGCCAGTTTCCTATTGTGCCGTTCTGGGGATTTCGCAAAGACGCCAGTGGTGAGCCCTATGGTCTGATTGCTCGAGCCATTCCTGCGCAAGATGAAGTCAACTTTAGGCGCATTAAATTGACGTGGTTACTGCAGGCCAAACGAGTCTTAATGGATGAAGATGCCACCAATATGAGCCAACAACAGATTTTAGAAGAGGTTGAACGACCCGATGGCCTGATTAAGCTCAATCCACAGCGGAAAAACCAAAAATCCATCAGCGAAGTGTTTCAGGTTCAACAAGATTTCAATATCGCCGCGCAGCAATTTAATGTGATGCAGGATTCGATGAAGCTTATCCAAGATACCATGGGCGTTTATGGAGCCTTCTTGGGGCAAGAATCCAACGCGACCAGTGGGATTGCGATTGCCAATCTGGTGGAGCAAGGGGCGACAACGCTTGCCGAAATCAACGATAACTACAACTTTGGATCGCAGCTATTGGGTGAGCTGCTACTGGGGTATATCCTTGAGGATATGCGTGAGCAGCACAATAAAGCGATTGTGATCAACCGCAATGACAAGCGAAAGCGCAAAACCGTGGTAATGAACCATGTCGATGAACAAGGGCTACTGACCAATGATTTAACCCGCTTACGCGCCCATATTGCGCTCGCTCCCATTCAGCAAACCTCTGCTTACAAATCGCAGTTGGCAGAGCGAATGATGATGATCACCGCGCAGTTGCCGCCAGAGGTACAAATCACCGTGATTGATTTAGTGCTTGAGCTTACCGATGTGCCGAATAAGCAAGAGTTTATGGAGCGTGTCCGAGCGGCGCTGAATATTGAAAAAGAGCCGGAGGATATGACAGAGGAAGAGCAGGCCGAGTTAGCCGCACAAAAGCAGCAGGAGCAACAGCTTCAGCAAAAGCAGCTTGAGTTGCAGATGCGGGAAATGGAGGCTAAGGTCCTCAAACTGGAAAGCGAAGCAAAGAACATCATGGCCAAGGCGCAGCGCGAAGAAGGTTTAACCGATAGCCAGCGCTACGATAATGCCAAAACCCAAGCCGAAACCAAGCGGATTTTGCAAGAAATCGAAAACCTTAATCTCGAAATGAGTCAAATGCAAAGCCAGATGCTGCAAACCGTAGAGGCCATGATTGAACAGATGTGACTCACGCTTGTGTCATTTCGATAGAATTGAAAGGATTATAAATCAACAAAGGCTTAATATTGTTAACCTAATGATCTTAAAAAATAAATCAAATAAACGAAAAATGGCTGTTTATTCTGTATGCAAAGTGTATAGTGTAGTGGGCTCACAAATGCGGGCTATTAATGAATAATTTAGTTCAAGTATCTTCCTAGTTCTCTTTCGAATCTTTTCGTCATATTACTCCTTCGGTACCTTACCTTTATCCCATTAAATAGCTTCGTATATTGGTTTTTAATTTTTATCGAGGTGTTTATGTCTAATAAATTAACAGGTTCGGTTAAGTGGTTTAATGAAAGTAAAGGCTTTGGCTTCATTACTCCTGATATTGGCGGCTCTGATGTATTTGTTCACTTCAATTCGATCGCTTCAGGTGGTGTTAAAACTTTATTTGAAGGTCAAAAAGTCAATTTTAGTATCGAACAGGGAAGTAAGGGCCTACAGGCTGTGAATGTCATTCCTGCTTAAATTTTGATGCAGGTGCATCTATACATCAGCTTAATAGTGATATGTTTAAACAGTATACAGCACCTAAAAGAGGATTTTTTGATAATGTTCTTCATTTCTATTTCTGTGAATAGATAGGCAGATGTGAAATATTGGACAGTAAAAATCTGTGCTTAGGAGTTTTTATTGTTGGGAAATAACGGTTTTTATGGGGATTTTATTATGAAGAAAAGAAATAAGAAAAAAATAACTAAAAATGATGAACTTAATCAGGATAAGACTGAAAGCTTGAACCAAGTGAGAAGACGAATTGAGGATATCTTATTGAAAAGAGAACAAGATAAACTGTTTGAACTCGATATGTATTATTAAGAACAAGAAATCATCTCTTGCCTACCAATGCTGGCATTTTTATGTGTGCCAATATATTTAGCGAAATAAATCTTGCTTTGATGAATTAACGTAGATTATTGATAGATTACGTTGGAGTGACGTGTTTTCGTTGATGGATAATATACTAAATATGAATTTCAAATCTAGAAAACCCACTACCATGAATTTAACTCAGTTACCTAAAGAGTATATTGATTGGTTCTCAAAACCTATTACTAGATTTATTGCGATTGAATCGGCAGCTGGGATTGTATTGTTTATTGCAACTTTATGTGCGGTTATTATTGCGAACTCACCTCTTAGTGAGTCATATGCCAAGTTTTGGGAGCTTTCGTTAGGTATTACAATTGGTTCTTTTGTGTTTGAGCGATCATTACACTCATGGATTAATGACGCTGCAATGACAATTTTTTTCTTTCTTATCGCATTAGAACTTAAACGTGAGCTCGTATTGGGTGAACTACGTAACCCTAAGTTAGCCATGCTTTCTATTTCGGCGGCTCTCGGGGGAATGTTGGTTCCTGCTTTTTTCTACCTAACCCTTCAAATTGGAGAGCCCGGACAAAATGGTTGGGGTACAGTTATGGCAACGGATACAGCATTTGTTATTGGATGCCTTGCTTTATTAGGAAAGAGTATCCCTAAAAGCTTAAGGGTATTCATGTTGTCAATGGCTGTTGTGGATGATATCGGGGCTATTTTGGTGGTTGCCATTGGTTATGGAGAAGATATCAAGTGGCTTGCTATTTGCTTTTCAATTCTTGGATTTCTAATGGTTCGCCTCATGTCTTTTATGGGGATCCGCAGCATTGGACTATTTTCTATTGCTGGGAGTTTAGTGTGGTTAGCCGTTGATGCTTCTGGCGTACATCCGACATTAACCGGTGTTATCCTTGGCTTGTTAACACCGACAAGTAGATGGGTTAGCAAACAGCGCCTCTATACTATTATGAACACGATAGTTTCAGCGTCACCTCGTGGGCACTGGAGTGGCAATAATATAGAGCGTCTTACTTTGAAAACTGCAGGTGCTGCGGCACGGGAAGTTCTCTCACCTGTTGAGCGATTAGAGATCATGTTGCATCCCTGGGTCGGATTTCTAATCATGCCATTATTTGCGTTAGCAAATGCTGGTGTTGTGTTAGAGAGAAGCAGTTTTTTCTCACCAATTACGCTTGCGGTACTTACCGGGTTTGTCTTTGGGAAACCTATTGGTGTTCTATTATTTAGTTGGTTTGCAGTTAAAATAAATATAGCAAAGCGTCCCGATAATCTGCAGTGGAATATGATTATTGGTGGGGGGATGTTAGCGGGGATCGGGTTTACAATGGCTCTATTTATCGCCGAGTTGGCGTATACCCCTGAGCAAATTCAGTTTGCTAAGATAGGTATTTTTTCAGCGTCTATCCTGTCAGCATCTTTAGGATTTCTTTTCTTACGATATTGTACGGGTTCTCCATCCTCAAGAATTGATTAAACAGCCATTTTCTTTGGTTCACGCAGGCATGTACGAGTTTAATAATATAAAATACGAGTATTCATGAACTTACTTAGAACCTAAGAATGCGGTTATATCTAGGCGTGAGCATTGTTGATGAAAAAGTGTTCAAATGTCTTGTTGGTATTTTGAAATACGTGCTACAGTGTTTGCCATCCCCCACAGCTTAGTGGGGACATTTTGTCGAAACTGGAAAAACTAGCCTCCCCATTTTGCCCTCCTAAGCCTAACCGAGTTAGGTCTTATCATGTCTTCTACAACACGGAAAATGACTACGAGTCAGTATCTTCAAGGTGCTTCTTTACCTCAATCTAATTTATTTCCACAACAGAGAGAAACGGCCATTGTATATAGTGAAGGTTACTTTGGTGAAAATACTGGAAAAACAGCGAATGGTCTTATTCGAGAGTCAAATCGCTTCCATATTATGTCCATCATTGATAGTACAAAAGCGGGGCAAGACAGTGGGTTGTATCTTAATGGTATTGAAAATGGAATCCCGATTTGCTCAAGCTTAAGTCAAGCTATTTCCATTAGTGAATGTATACCTGAATATTTTATTTATGGCTTAGCACCGGATAGTGGACATTTAACTTTAATTGAAAGACAGCTAATTCATAAAGCTATGCGTCTTGGTATGAATATTGTTATTGGTTTGCATGAGTTCTTAAATGAGGACCCGGAGTTTGTTGAAACGGCAAAGAAGCATCATGTAAAAATTGTTGATATTAGAAAGCCGAGACCCACGAAAGACTTAAAGATTTTTTCTAATCGTATTCAAAATGTACACTGTCCAAGAATTTTAGTGATGGGCACGGATTGTGCGATAGGAAAACGTACAACGGCTTTAGCATTAACAAGAATGTTGAAAAATAGCGGGTTAAACGCAGTTATGATTGCAACTGGGCAAACTGGCTTGATTCAAGGCTCAAGTTATGGTGTTGCGCTAGATGCTGTTCCTTCTCAATATTGTGTGGGTGAGCTTGAGGCAGTCATTGTGGAGGCCTATGATAATGAGAAGCCAGATGTGATAGTCATAGAAGGGCAAGGTGCACTTAGTCATCCTTCGTTTTGTACTAGTGCCTCTATCATTCGAGGCTCTCAACCGACAGCTATCATTCTACAACATTCTCCTATGCGTGTTTATTTGAGTGGCTCCGAAGAGTATTTAATGCCTGAACTGGGAGCAGAAATCGATTTGATAGAACATTTTTCGGGAGCTCCTGTTATTGGTATAACATTGAACAATACAGGTATGGATGAACATTCGATCAGAGAAACAATTTTTCAATATAGTAATAAATATCAAGTGCCTGTAACCGAATTGTTTACATTACCCAATGATGTTTTAGTGAATATGGTTCTTGACAGGTTCCCTGAATTAGATGTGGTCTAATGACTGAAATTAAATGGTGCCCAATATCAGATTAATACCAAAAATATCAAAGCTACCTTCGGGTGGCTTTTTTATTTTTGAATACTGCCAATGGTGTGGTTTTTTATACCTTGATCGGGAGTTGAGGTACCATCGCAAGAGCCAATGCTATGACAACGCCAAACCCAAGCGGATTTTGCAAGAAATCGAAAGCCTCAATCTCGAAATGAGTCAAATGCAAAGCCAGATGCTGCAAACCGTGGAGGCAATGATTGAACAGATGTAGCAGGTTAGATTTGAAAGTGTATTGATTACAGACATTTGGACAAACGCCTCTCAAATGCTCGCTGAGAGGATAGGAAATTTGTAACTTAGTATCGTTTTTAAATTGCTTTTTCGCGATTTCAATATAAAAATAATACTGTATATAAGTACAGTAAGGTTATATGAAAGTCATACCTATTTACGCAAGTGCGGGCATCACAGGTTTTGAAAGTCCTGCAACTGAATACAAACAACTCTCCATTGATCTTGATGGTTTACTTATCCAGCATCCGAGTGCCACTTTTATTGGTAAAGCGAGCGGCGATTCTATGCAAGGAGTGGGGATATTTGATGGCGATTTGCTGATTGTTGATCGTCATCTTGAAGCGATGAATCACGATGTGATTGTTGCGAATTTTAATGGCGAGTTTGTGTGTAAGATCCTCGATATTCGTCGTCGATTATTGCTCTCTGCAAATGAAAAAATGCAGCCTGTCGCTATCAACGATTTTGATACCTTCTCTTTAGAAGGCGTTGTGGTTAGCTCCATTCGTTTCCATCGAAGTAATCAGATATTGAGTGATCAGTGATGTTTGCTTTAGTTGATGCTAACTCGTTTTACTGTAGTGCTGAACAAGTCTTTCGTCCGGATTGGCGAGGAAAGCCCATCATAGTGTTATCAAACAATGATGGTTGTGTTGTGGCTGCGAATCGCCAAGCAAAGGAAGCGGGTGTTGAGAAGTTTAAACCCTACTTTCAGGTTAAAGCGCTTTGTGAGCAAAAAGGCGTTATTGCACTTTCATCAAACTATGAATTGTATGCCGACTTATCGTCAAAGATGATGCAGGTGATCGGGAGATTCGCGCCCGAGCAACACATATACAGTATCGATGAGTCTTTCCTTTCATTTGAGCATAGCTTTCCTGCCATTCGTTCTCTCAAAGAGCATGGTATGAAATTACGACGAGCCGTCTGGCGTGAGTGCCGTCTTCCTGTAAGTGTTGGCTTTGGGAGTACATTAACACTCGCGAAAGCGGCTAACCATGCCGCAAAAAAATTGGATGCTTATCAGGGTGTTTGTGTACTTGATAATGAAAAAGAGCGTCAAATAGTGTTATCTCAATTACGAGCAGTTGATGTGTGGGGCATCGGCCGTAAACTTGGACAGCGCCTACAGCTAATGGGCATTAAAACCGCTTTACAACTGGCTAACTATCCTCCCGCCCTCATTAGGAAAGAGTTTAACGTTGAGGTTGAACGTACCGTTCGTGAGTTGAATGGACAAAAATGCAAAGGATGGGATGTAGCTCGAGCCGATAAGAAACAAATTTTTTCTACGCGTAGTGCAGGGCAGCGAATTACAGATATTGAGTCCTTGAAGCAAGCCTTGTGTAAACATGCCAATATTGCCTCTTATAAGGCCCGTCAACAAAAATCACTCTGCCGAGTCATGCTCTGTTTTGCAAATAGCTCACCGTTTGACGAGTATTCGGTTGTACGTAGAGCGATCCATAGATTTGCTTATCCGACATCTGATGTGACGCAATTGACCCAGATTGCCTCTTTATTGGCTGAGCAATTGTTTCAGGAGGATATTCGGTTTTATAAGATTGGCGTGGGTTTGCTTGACCTTGTTGATGGGCAACATGAACAACCAGATTTATTCAATCCTAATCCGAACAACCCTGCGTTGATGCATGTCTACGATACCCTAAATGACCGGTATGGGAGTGATACCCTTTTTTTGGCGGCGCAGGGTATCACTCAGAAATGGGCAATGCGGCGTGATATGTTGACCCCGCAGTACACAACGCGTTGGCAAGATATCCCCAAGATAAGATGTTGAATTAGCAAAATCTTGAGAGTAAGTGGCTAAGACTTTGTAAAAAAGCATCGTTTCGTTTGAACTGGTCGTCAATTTCAAACAAATGACTCAATAATTACGATTCTCAATCTCGGCGATTTAAAAAGTGAATCGCGATTAAATGCATATGTGATTGTTGTGTGTATACATGGCGCCGATCCTATAATCTAAGGTTTTCATAACTATTGCCTACTTCACGATCTAAGCATTTAAGGTATAGCGTGCCACATATCTTTGATTTAGAATTTTGTTCCTCGTCACCATATACAACAAGTTTTTAAGCAATGACAAACGCATTGGCAAGCTTTATAGCATCATACTCCGCAGCAGCAATTTCAGACGCATTTATTATTCTCATTGTACTTCTTTTGGTTTTGTCGACGGCATTGGCTTACAAAGGGAAAGCACCAAGATTTACCTCAAGTACGACAAACATTTTAACATCACTTGGTATCCTTGGTACTTTTGCTGGAATAGTTGTCGGCTTAATGGAGTTCAATCCGTCGAATATTGATGAAAGCATAGAGTCTCTATTAGCAGGTCTTAAAACTGCTTTCTTGACAAGCCTCGTGGGCATGGCGGCTTCAATACTATACAAAGCTTTCTTAGGCTTGATTTCACAGAAAGAGAAAGAAGTTATAAAAAGTGTTGGGCCTGAGGAAATCTATTCCGTTATGTCTGCACAACTGAACTCGTCACAAGAACTGTTGACAGCGATAAAAGGGGATGAGGACTCATCATTGACATCGCAGATAAAAAATCTCCGGATTGACATTAATGATGGACAAAAGTCTATGAATCGTTATTTGGAGCAAGCAGCCATAGACAGTAGCAATTTTCAAAGCAAACTGTGGCAGAAGATGGATGAGTTTGGTGACCTTTTATCAAAATCAGCAACAGAACAAGTTATTAACGCTTTGAAAGAAGTAATAGTTGAGTTTAATGACAAATTGACAGAACAGTTTGGTGAAAACTTCAAGCGTTTAGATGAGTCCGTCAAGAAGCTAGTTGACTGGCAAGAAAATTACAAAGCACAGCTAGCAGATATGGCAATCAAATATCAGATGGGAGTTGATGCCATTTCATTTACTGAAAAATCGGTTGCAAGTATTCGTGAACGTACAGAAGCGATCCCAGCAACGATGGAAAAACTACAACAAGTGATGGAGTTTGGTCACGAGCAAGTTATTGAGCTTGAACATAGATTAGAAGCTTTCAAAGATCTTCGTGATAAAGCGATTGAAGCAATGCCTCAAATTCGTGAACAGATGGATAATACCATGTCGGTTATCTCTGAATCTGTTCAAGCCGCATCAAGCCACTACGTAGCAATGCTGCATGAGTCGCAAAACATAATCGAGCAATTTACTTCAACTGCGAATCAAAGTGTTGAACATCTACGCATGAATTTAGAAACTGGTGCTGAAAAGGTATCCCAACAGCTAATTGAAAGCTCACATACTTTAAGTGGCAAACTAGCAGAAGCGTCATTAGATATTCAGGAACAAGTCGGTACTGCCACTGGTGGTTTAAGCAATGTTACGAGTCACTTGACTGATACAACAGAACAGATCCGCCAACATCTTGAAGATTCCATCACTGAGCTAAATGGTCAATTACGTGTACTTGTTGCGGACATCAAAGATGATGCTCGTGAAACAGGTAAAGTTTTGAAGGATGCGAATCAAGAACTAATCATTAGTACGAAAGAGGTTCAATCTGAAATGACTTCGGCTACCACTAAGCTACATGAACGCTTGGAAACAACGTTGGATGAAATATTCAAGGTACAAGCTCAAGCAGTGCGTAGAACATTCGATAGTCTTGAAGATCAGATTACACAATCGGTAAGTAAAACAGGCAGTGCAGTCGAAAAGCAGGTTGAAATTCTAGATCTACAGATGCAACAAGAAATTAATAGAACCATGAATGAAATGGGAGAGGCTCTGGCAACAATCACCCAGCAATTTACTAGAGATTACCAAAAGCTGGTCAGAGAAATGTCAAACGTGGTCAATGCAAGTAGAGCTGCAGTGTAATCATGGAAAAATTATTTGGTGTTTCTAAAACTGCCGAACAAGGTGGTGAACATTGGATGTCAGTATCAGATCTCATGGCTGGTTTGATGATGGTTTTCCTCTTTATATCTGTAGCTTTAATGCGAGATGCAGTGGTTGAACGTGACAAAATAAAAGATGTTGCTGAAGCTTATCAAAAAACTCAACATGCGATTTATGTTTCACTATTAGACGAATTTTCCAAAGATCTTGAAAAGTGGGGAGCGGAGATAGATAGAGATACGCTAAGTGTAAATTTTACAGCTCCTGAAGTGCTTTTTGCTAATGGTAAAGCTGATTTGACGCAGCAATTTCAAATCATTCTCAATGACTTTTTTCCTCGTTATCTTGAAGTCCTTGAACAGTATAAGCCAACAATTCAAGAAATTAAGATTGAAGGGCATACCTCTAGTCGTTGGAACCATGATTCAAGCGATTATGAAGCCTATTTCAATAATATGGGTTTGTCTCAGTCACGAACGCGTGCTGTTCTTAGCTATGTTATGGCTATTGATAAAGTGAGAATAAATCATTACGGATGGGTAAAGAATAACGTTGCAGCTGTTGGTTATTCATCATCGAAAGCAGTTATTAAAAATGGTTTAGAAGATGAAAAACGCTCCCGTAGAGTATCGTTTCGAGTGATCACAAATGCGGAGGCACAGATCTTGAAAATACTGGGGGCAGAATGAAGTTAACTCTCAATCTACTCTCTTTGAAAAATGCTATCGCCGAAATGAAGCCTGATGAAAAAGGCATATTTGCGTGGGTACGCGAAGTCACACCGATAAGTAAGATTGATTATGAGTTAGCACAAGGTAAGGATGTCGAACTCAAAGATGTTGATATTGATTCGGGGCTGCTCAGTTGTAAAGGTAGACAGGTTATTTTATATATAAAGGATCATGGTTCAATGACTCAATCTGCAATCAATATTCCATATTCAGGTAAGAAATTCCATCTTGCAGATTGTTCAACCTTGAAGGACAAGAGATCGAAAGGACGATTTGAAAGGTTCGTTGCAACTAATGATACATCAGGGGAATTTTTGATTTCTGGAGATGGGATTGAAGGAAAAGCGATATTGAGGATCTGCCAAAATTGTCTTAGCACTTTGAACTACAAAGGATGGTCTACAGGTGAAGAGCGTAGCAAAATACTTAATAATTTTAGTATGGCAGAATTCTTTTCAACCTACAGTTCGTTTTTTCCTCACATGCCTTCAAGGATTGCTGAAACAGCAGAAAGCGACTATGCAAGTAATTGGGCCAAAATCTCTTCTCATTATAGAGTTGAAAAAAATTTTGAATGTGAACAATGCGGCGTGAATATGCGTTCTCATAGAGCACTTTTACATGTTCATCATATAAATGGTGTTAAATCTGACAATAGGCCTTCGAATTTAAAAGCACTTTGTATTGATTGTCATAGTAAACAGCCTATGCATGAACATATGACTCTGAGTCATCGTGAGCGCCAAACTATCAATGATATGCGTAAGCAGCAAGGCCTTTTAGATAGATTAACGACATGGAAAGAATTGTTCGATTATGCTGATCCCGGTTTACACGGTGTTATATATGCATGTAGAGATGCTGGTTTAAAATTACCGGAAGTTAATTATTTAATAAAAGATAGTTCTGGTAAATTAGCCGCCCATCTGGAGTTAGCATGGCCCAAACATAAGTTTGGTATTGCTATATCAGAAAATGATATTAATGATGCTAGAAGCAATGGTTGGAGTGTTGTGGGAATGAATGAGTTTTTAGATAACTACAAGTCACAGTCTTACAACCTCAAATTCTAAAGATGGTAACTCTTGAGCTTTCCTCCAACTTGCGGTAAATTTTCCAACAATACCAAAGCTGCCTCCGGGCAGCTTTTTTGTTTCAGGACCCTGCAATTGGCGGGGTTTTTTATTGGCTGTCGGGAGTTGAGATGCCATTGAAAGAGCCGGAGAGCTGGACCCAACTCCAATCCATAGGCCTTGCGCTGATGGCGATTTGGGGAGGGCTGGTGACTTATATCATCGATATTCGCAAAAAAAATCGTCCCTTTCGTTGGGTTGAAGCGCTGATGCAAATCATCGTCTCTGGATTTGCGGGCGCATTGTGTGCTTTGGCCGCAATGTACTTTGAATGGCCGCAAGAATTGGCGGGGTTTGCTTGTGGTATCAGTGGTTACGCTGGCTCGCGGATCCTTGCCATTTTTGAGCGCAAATTTATTAGCTCTATCTCAAATCAGCCTTAAACGCCGAATGCTTTGTATTGCCCTCACATGCTTGGTTGGATGTGGGGGCTTTTTATTGGAGAAACGTCATGTTTGATGTGGTGTTCGAACGTCTCATGCCCCACGAAGGTGGCTTTCAATGTGACCCCAAAGATCGCGGCAACTGGACGGGAGGACGTGTCGGCGTTGGTGAGCTTAAGGGCACCAATCGTGGTATTGCCGCGATGACTTACCCACATCTTGATATCAAAAGCCTCTCTTATGAGCAGGTGAAGGCGATTTACTTCGAGGATTGGTGGCAAGCACTCGGTATGGCGCGTTTTCGTCCGGCGATGCAATACCAACTTTTTGATGCTGCGGTGCAGCATGGTTGGCATCGTGCCGTGAAAATGCTGCAAAGCTCGGTGGGTGAAAAGCCTGACGGCATTATCGGCCCGAAGACGCTGTCGGCGACACAAACGATGGATCTCAATGATTTACTGATGCGCTACATCGCCTATCGCATCACGTTTTACACCAAAGTCTCGACCTTCAACGAATACGGACGAGGGTGGATGCGCCGAGTCGCGCAGTGCTTGCTGTTCGCCGCAGTGGATAATGACCTTTAAGGGGAACTTATGGATAAGCTAGGTCTTATTTTGAAAAGCCGCAAAGTGATCCGAGCGTTGGTGGCGTTATTGGCGGCACTGATGCTGTCATTGGGCTACCAGATATCGCCGGAGTTTCAGTCGCGGGTGTCACAGGCGGTGTGTGAAGTGATGGAGTGTATCGAGTAACACCATGAACGAATGGTTATCCCTTTTGATGAGGCTAGTGAATGCGATTTTGGATTCGATTAATCGGTCGCGTAAACAAGCGGCAACCGATTCTCCTAGTGAGCATATTGCTAATGGTGGTCTCGTGCAGCGCAGTGAGAAAACCTTCGCCGATGTGGCCAACCAACCTGACCGTGATTGAGCTCGCTGATGGCGGACTTTGCCTTGACCGAGCTTCGGCAGAAAAGCTTGCCGCTTTTAAAGCGGAATTAGAGTCGTTGTAAGCGGGAGAATTGATGAAAAGTATCGCGCATGAACTTACAGTCTTGGTGGATAAATCCAAGCCGTTTCGTTCGTTATTGGTAAAAGCTGAGGTGGGTGGCTCCGTCGAACTGCAATACGAGCTCGATGGTGAGCGGATCACCGCACAAACCTTTACTGCGACAGGTCACTATGAGCTGGTGATCTTGCGTAGCGGGTACCTTGTTCCAAACAATGCCCACTTTTCCTTGGTGTAAGCATGGTCGATCAACAGCCACTTTGGGTACGCCGAGTCTTGGTGAGCCGCGAACGCTACGCCCCATATTTTGATGGTTTAACGCAATATGGAGTATTGGATAAACCTATGGTTTTCACTGGTGATTTTGATATTTCTATTGAGGCCGAAGGGTTAAGAAACGACAGTTTTCAAGCGCTCTTTTCTGGAGAGACGGTCGATAACTTCTTTCGATTGCTCCAAGGTGGCAGTGGGATCCAGTGCTATATCGGTGGTGCAATTGTCTCTTGGTTGACCAATCAGTTTGATGCGTCTAAGCCTCATCATTACCGGCTGAAACGGGTGGGGTCAGTGGCCTCAATTGGGGTTGATGGCGAATGGAAAGTCAGCCGTGAAGGTATTCAAACGCCGCTCACCGTCACTCGTATGATGCGCTCTTGGACCACTTCACTTTTCACAAGAGGGCAGATCCGCGAGCTCATCATTCAAGGGGCGGTGTATCCCTTAGATCAGAAAGAGAGTGCTATTCAAAGAAGCCAGCCAGATAACGGCAATTCGCTGACCATTATCAACCATACCAAAGCGATGTGGAGACGGGTGTGAGCATTTATCAGATGTATGCTTTCCTTTCGATGTCCGAGTGGCAAATGTACTTTAAAGCCCGATTTCCTGATGCGGTTGAGGTTCAGGGCTATAAGCTGGCGGTGTTTTTGAATACAGAAAAGGGGACGTTGATGCGTCAGGCGAGCCAAGCTGTCGAACTGGAGGCGAGCGCCATTATCACCGCACTGGCCACACAAAATCACGCCTGCATGATTTGCGATTACGCTGCCGCCATGCAGGTTTGCCAGCATTTCGAGTCCAGCGAGCAATAGTCCCCATGAGTATTCAGTGCCGAGCCTTGTGCTCGGCTTTGTTGTTTTTGTCGCTAAGCGTTTTTTCGAGAGCGCTTAACCGCACAGACAGCGACACGTCTAATCAAAGGAGTCACCATGAATACCCATCAAGACACGATTGCCGTCACTGGTAATGAAACATTGGAAGAGCTGGAAGCTTTGCTGGAATCGATGGAAGCGGAAGAAAGTCGCGCAACTGTCGAGAAGGAACAAGGCGCTGACGAGCACCTTGCTCCCTCTTCACAGTCGCAAAGCGTGGAAGGTTTAGACGGCGATACCGATGCAGCCTCGCCAACTGCAGAGCCTAACGCAAAGCCAGACGGTATTCTTGCCAAAGACCAAAAGCACATTATCCCGATGGAGGTGCTCGAGCGAGAGCGGCAAGAAAAAGCTCAGCTTCGCCAAGAGCTTGAAGAGTTAAAAGCGCATTCAGCGCAGCTTGAAAAAGCGCAGCGCATGATTGATGTGCGTAATAAACAACTCGAGGAATTGGGCGTTGCGCCGGCTGACTTACCCGAAGATGTCACCATTGATGAAAAAAAACTTGCCGCGTTACAGGAGGATTACCCCGAGCTTGCCCCTTTCTTTTTGGCTATGAATAACAAAATTGAGGCGTTGGTTTCCAGTGGCACGGTGGCGGCCTCGACCACACCACCGGAGACTGAAAGCGCCGCGCCAGTGGACAACGCTGAGTTGACGACCGCGCTAAAAGCAAACGCGGATTTGCAGTCGTGGATGAGTGAAGGTGGTGCGCGTTGGAATGCCGCGCAGCAAATTGATGACCATTTGGCTTCAAGTTCTGAATGGGCGAATCGAAGCTACGCCGAGCGATTTGAAGAGGTCAGTAAGCGGGTACGACTGGCGTTTGGTGATGATCCTAAATTGTCAGCCCAAGAGGCTCTGAGCGCGGCGCAAGAAGCAAGCCGTAAAGCGAAAAACGCTTTGCCTGCGTCACCGAGTGAGCTTGGCAATACTCATCGCACGGGGGATTCCGATCTGATGAACCGGGTACAAAGTGCTAATCACGAAGAGTTGGGTAAATTGTTTGACTCTCTCAGTGAAGCGCAAATCGAGCAACTGCTTTATAACGCTGGATTCTAAACCCGTTTTTCAAACACTAAGCCTCAGCTGACACGCTGGGGCTTTTTTATTGGAGTGAAAGTATGACAACCATTACTGACGGCGTGAAGTTACAGGAAACCGCGCTGTTCAAAGCGACCCTGCGCAATCGCTCGTTTACTAATATGTTGACCGAAGATGCGCCGCAGAGTGTGACCAGTAATAAAAAAGGCAATGAGCAAACCTCACCTCATGCTCCGATTGTCCGCTGCTCCGACTTAAGTAAATCGGCAGGGGATGAGGTAGAAATGCAGATTGTGCATGGTTTGACGAAAAAGCCGACCATGGGCGATCGCCGAATTGCCGGACGGGGTGAAAGTTTAGAGTTCGCGGACTTCTCACTGAAAATCAACCAAGGCCGCCATCAAGTGGATTCTGGCGGTAAGATGACGCAGCAAAAGACTCGCCATCCACTGCGTAAACTCACTCGAGCTTTACTGCCGGATTACGTGAATACGCTGCAAGATCAGGTTACGACAGTGCACCTTGCCGGAGCACGGGGGGATTATGCGACCGATGACATCATTGTGCCTTTAGAAAGTGATACTGAGTTTGCCGAGATCATGGTCAATGATGTCTTGCCGCCAACGTATGATCGCCACTTCTTTGGGGGCGATGCGACCTCCTTTGAAGGGCTCGATGCGGCGGATATTTTCTCGATTGAAACATTGGATAATATCGGTCTCTACCTTGAAGAGATGCCTCATCCACTGCAGCCAATCCGTTTTAATGACGACAAGATGGCGGGTGATGAGCCCTTCTATTTACTGAGTGTTACCCCACGTCAATGGAGTGACTTCTATACCTCAACCTCAGGTAAAGATTGGCAAAACCTCACTGCGAATGCGATTTCCCGCTCGCGTAACTTTAATCATCCGGTGTTTCGTGGCGACTGTCTGATGCGGGGCAATATCTTGGTACGCAAATACAAAGGTATGCCGATCCGTTTTAATCCTAGTTCTGTTGTCTCGATTTCCAATAACGATAAAGCAGCCAGTATGCGTCAAGTCAATGCGGCCACCACCATAGATCGCGCCATGTTACTCGGCGGGCAGGCGTTGGCATACGCGTGGGGGAAAACGCAGGGTGGCCAATCCTTCCGTTATCACGAAGAAGATGTGGATGCGGGTAACCGTACCGAAGTCACTGTGTATTGGATGAATGGCTCCAAGAAAATTCGCTTTAAAGACAAAACGGGTCGCGTGAACGATCACGGGGTGATTGCGCTCGATACGGCTGTGAACCTGTAGTGGAGTAAACGTGAATGACTCATCGACAAAGTGAAACCTTTAACAACCGTGTCTACGTTGGGGCGCACGGCAATTTATCACTTGAAGAAGGAAAACTCAGTGCCAAAAACACGCCTATCGACACGGTATTCGCTGTCTTGGAGCTGCCGATTGGTTTAAAGCTGACGGGGGTACGTCTGGTGACCAATGGGCTTGGAGCCTCGGTCAGCGTCGATATCAAAGTCAACGATATCGCCCTAGCGCTTGGGGAAGCGGTCGCCAATAAAGTCGCCAAGCAGATCCCTATCAAGCCCGTGTACCTCAAAGAAAAGGGCATCCTGAATGTCACCATTAAAGGTGGCGTCGCCACAGGCGAGCTTCTCATCTTGCCGGAGTACGTCAACGTTGGGTATTAAGCCCAGCCACTGTAGAGAGGGAGGCCAAGAGCCTCCTTTGATTTTTGGGAGAGAGTGATGACGCATAAAATTGCTGTGGTCTATATCGGGCCTAAGCCGAAGAAAAAAGACACGGTCGCTGGCTCTAGGCTGGTGTTTCCGCGCCATAAGCCGGTGTTAGTTGAACAAGATTTGGCTTATCAGCTACTGGATTTTCCGAGCGTATGGATAACGGAAGAGGAGTTAGAGGATCATCTGAAGCTTCTTGATGAAAAGGCCCAAGCGATGGCTCATCAACGGGCAGCGCAAGAAGCAATGCAGGAGGCAGAAGAAAAAGCGGCGTCCATGGTTGTGATGCTAAATGGTGAGGAGTTGGATCTCGATAAGCTCAACTCAGCCAAGTTAAAGACGCTGATCGCTGCTAATGAGCTAGATATCGCCCCCAAAGGCGCGCAGGAAGAGGTGACAGAGTTTCGAGTACGAGTGCGCGATTATCTGCGTCGCATAAGTGAAGAGAGTGAACCGGCAAACCTCGCGGAGTGATTATGGAAACCGTCGCTATCGAACAGTTTGTGCCTACCCTTCGGCAATTGGTCAATGTCGCACTTGCGCCATTACTGCACAGTGCTTTGCTGCAAGCCGGACAAGAGTTTTGCCGAGAAAGTGGTCTTGTACGTTACACGAGAACAATCGACAGGGTTAGTGCGCACCAAGTGGTCGCGATTGTGGGTAGCTCTGAGTTGAATTTACCGAGTGTTGGTCGGTACACCACCGCTGAGTTGATGGCGGTGGTGGATGATAAAGGCTCGGCATTAATCAAAGGTATTGATTATCTGCAAACCAGTCGTGATGAGCTGCGCTTTCTAAGGGAGGGGAAAGATCTTTTCATCCACTGTGCGATAGAGCCGCAACGTGACTCACAGACCTTACCCAAAGTGCTTTGGGATGAGTATGGCCAAGCGATCTGTTATGGCGCAGCCCATTGTCTGATGTTGCAACCCGATAGTGATTGGCACAATCCATCGCTGGGTCGTGAGTATCGAACGTGGTTTGTTGAGGCGATCCGCTGCGCTAAGCGTTTTGGCTTAGAAACGGGTCAACAACAGGTCTTTACCAATCCGGTACGTCAACGGGAGTTCTTCTGATGAGCGTCACCATTAAAGGGCTTATTGATCGCGTTGCGCGCGATCTCATCGATGTTCGACATGTGCGCTGGTCGCGCCCTGAGTTGATGGACTTTGTGAATGATGCCATTTCAGCCATGGTGATTCGCCGGCCTGATTTATCTCGAACAACGGCGATGATCGAATCAAGTTCTTATCAGGTCAGTCTACCGGCGGATGCCTATCAAATTTTGGCGGTCAACCACATCAATCAACAGGCGGCGCAGTTTGTGAATATTCATAAACTCAATCAACTCTATCCAGAGTGGCGTAAAACCGCAGGGGTACCTGTTTGTTGGACGCGTAATGAGCTTGATGAAACCACCCTGTTTTTATACCCGTCGCCTCAAGCACCAGTCAATGTGGAGCTGGTTTACTCACGGACGTTACAAGTGGCGAGCGAAAGCGATGCCTTTCCACTGCCTGAGATCTATTTAGGGGTAGTGTCGGATTTTGTGATGTACCGAGCCTATAACAAAGATTCGCAAAATCCTGCAGAAGGCCAAAAGGCTCAGTTGCATTTACAAGCCTTTGCTACCGCGTTGGGCGATAAGACGGCCACCGATAATGCTAAGGCGCAGATGATCCTGAGCAGTGAAGGGGCACGTTAATGAGTTCGCCGTCGATGGAAGCACTGGTGAAAACGATTGATGCGCTCGAGAAATCCACCGCAGAGCTGGTGGATCTATACACTCAAGCGCTCTTTGGTGTGGATTCGAGTGCCCATGTGCTCAGTAGTAACGTCAACGCGAAAGCGCTGCAAGTGGCTGAGAATGCTATCACTACGACGGCGAAAGCAAGAGAAGCGGCGCTATCGGCGCACATTGCCACCGAACAAGCCTCACTCTCTGCGCTGCATGCCGACCGCTCTGAAGCGGCGACGCAGATTGCGGTGATTCATGTTTCGCATTTAAAAGCGCTGCCGACCTATGAGCTGACTGACGGGAAACAGTTTTCTGTCGCGGGGTTTTACGCGGGGAGTTATGCCGGTGGCGGCTTCTTTGTGTTCGATAGTGAGCGAGATTTCTCGGATCATAATGGCGCAGAGGTCATAGCCCTGGATGCACTAAAAGCTTGGGATGGCGAAGAGCAGACGGTAAACACATTTTTAAGTTGGTCGGGTGTGGGGCAAGGTTGCTTTGTGCAAATCGGTACGCAAACGCTGTATGCCAGCCAGTTTGTGACAGATCCCAATGATCCCGTCTCGGTCTATCGAGGACTCGATAGGCTCAATAAGCAGGTGACCCACGGCTCAATCATTTATTTGGATAGGCCGATGGTTGCGCCGAGTTCTGCACTCATCATCGACAAAAATCAGGTCAAAGTGATTGGTGGAGCCCTGACTCGAACGTCTGGCGCGACCGAATACCCATTTTGGGTTGGTCGCGCAGATACCCAAGTCGACGGAGTCACTTTTATTGGTCTTTCCTTGACAGGTGAGCGAGAGGACAGCAATCCGCAGTGGGGTAAGCAAGGGGTATATATTCGTCGGGCCACCAATACGGCGTTTATCGGCTGTCAGTTTAAAAAAGTGGGGGATGCCGCAATTCGACTGGCCGCGTCTCTCTCTAGCCATACGGTGGAGGGCGCTTTAGAGTCGCGAACCGATGGGGTTCAGTTGATTGGTTGCGTCTTTGAAGATTGTACGCAGGTAACCACCAATAACACGGGAGCACAGAGTGTGATTTTCAGTGGCTGTGTGCTGCGGCGCATTGGCTCGGTGAAGTTCACCCAAAGAAATTTGGTCAAAGGCAAACCCAGTCTGCTCATCGGCTGCTTATTTGATGATGTGTCAAAAATTATCGAGGTACAGGGTGGGGGCAATGTAGAGATAGTCAATTGCTCTGGGAAAGCAGAAATGCTGATTGCCGCTTACCCAAACGCTTCCACATTTGTGACGGGACAACCTATTCCTTACGGCAATATCCAAATTTGCGGGGGCAGCTTTGTATTGAGCTGCCCCTCTGGGAACGCCTGTTATCTGGAAACCCTCGACTCTCCCAGTGGGGAAAGAGTGGTTAACTACGGCTCAGTAGCCATTTTAGGTGCGAAGCTCACGTCGTTAAATCCTCAAGCTCGATTGCTGCGTGCACACGCCAATCCTTCGGTCACGGCCTCAATGCATCCCAATATTCGCGTGGATGGATGCCAACTGAATAACTTTCTTGGTGATGGATTGGTCAGTGTGAGTCACAGCGTGGTGGATGAGTGGTCGCTAGAGATAGCGAATAACCAGTGGGATGAGGTGAATCGCGTGTTAGTGGCCGAATTGAGAAGCGGTGGAGCTTGGTCCATCGATCTCTCCAATAACCGTGGCAAAGTTCGTCTAGGGTCCCACAGTATTGCTCGTGCAGCTTTGGGGCGATTACTCAAAGTTCATCGTAATCGCTTGGAATGCAGCTCGAATGAGGGCAACAGTTTTGCCTTCTTTGATATGGCGTTCTTCGCGTTTACCTTGGAATTGACCGAAAACGAGCTAGATGTTTCCCAGTATTGGCGACCTGTTTGCGCCTCATTTGCTCAGCCCAGCACTTCGGGATGCACCCTGAAAATGGGGGGGAATAAGCTTTATCTGCCTGCCTTGGGATCAGAAGGTACGCTGCCAAGACCTGTGTATGTCAGTGCTGGTACGGGGATAGGTTGGCAGGGCGTTTTACAATGTTACCCAAGTTATGTGTTTGGAGAGGGGCGCAAACTCAGGGCGGAAACGGCCAGTGGCCTCAGTTTTTCGGTGATTGAATTTGAGTACCTCTGGGTGGGTAAAGAGTCGAGCCGCCGATTACTGAAAAGAGTCTTTGCGGAAAACATCGCAGGCGTCAGTGGTGCTTGGCGAGTCGTTGAGGTGTACAGCGATGGCGTGGTGAGAAGCCATGGCCGGCACCAAAACCAAACCGCCAATGATTTTAACCTTTACTTTCCCTTTTCTGGGTCGACTTTACTGGCTGAGCCATTCGCGCCGCAGATCATCCCTGAAGAGCCTTGCTTACCTTATTTTGTGCAGCCGATCAGTAATGGGTTGGTCGTCAGATTTATGAATTTAGCGGGTCAAGGCGTTTCGCCATGGTTTCGTTATTCGGTGGAATACAAGGTGAGTCTGAATGAGCTGGCGAACTGGACCGGCGGCAGTTAATGCAGAAAGAGAGATTGAGTCATTTTTCGATGCGGTCTGTGGCCGTAGGGTTTGTTTTTTTAAGGGGAGCGTATGCGTATTGAGATCTCGACAATGAAAGGTGAAATACCTCGCCTTGAGTCTCATCTATTGCCAAACGAAGCGGCTTCTCTGGCGTTTGACTGCACTTATGAGCGTGGCGTGGTTGCGCCGATGCGCTCAGATCAAGAGCATGGCACCTTGGCGACTCTGTCACCGGTCACGCTGTTTTATTATGCACACTCACATTGGTTTACCTTCACTCAACGCGTGAGTGTGATTGCTAATCCGATGGCGCAAGATGCTTATCAACGAGTCTATTGGACAGGGCAAGGTAAACCCAAGGTGACCGCACAAGATATTGCGGTTACACAAGGTCAAATGCCAGCCGCGTGGTATGACTTAGGTGTGCCAAGACCTATGGGTAAGCCCGTTGTGATTAAGGTCGATGCGACGACCGGCGACAATCCCCCTGAGGGCGAGTTACCCGCCTACGATGATGAAGACAGGCTCTACATTCAAACCTACGTGACACGCTTTGGGGAAGAAGGGGCACCGGGTTTGCCGAGTGTCCCTGTATTGATTGAGAAACCTGGCTCGACGGTGACGGTGCAACTCGCGCCAATGTCTGTCAACACACACAATATCACTCACACTCGCTTGTATCGTTCGGTATCTGCAAGCGGAGTTGGGGATTATTTACTGGTCGCTGAGCTTCCCATCAGCCAAACCGAGTACCTAGATTCGGCACGCAATGTCAATGGACCACCGATTGAAACATGGGACTACGATATGCCCGATGCCAATATGCAGGGACTTTGCACAATGGCGAATGGCATTTGCGCCGGCTTTGCGGGTAACGAGGTGATGTTCTCTGAAGCCTATTTGCCCTATGCGTGGAGTAAGAGTCATCGTGGTGTTACGGATGACGATATTGTAGCCATCGCTCCAATTGAAACGTCACTGGTTGTAGTCACTAAAGGCAAACCATACCTCTTTTCTGGTGTCACACCGAGTATGGTTACCAGCATGCGCCTTAATGTTGAGCAAGCCTGTGTGAGTGCCCCCTCCTTGGTCGTTATAAACGGAATGGCGATGTATGCCTCGCCGGATGGTCTAGTCGCGATTTCGGGAACGAGCGCCATCGTCATCACCGAAGGCATTATGGATAGAGAGAGTTGGCAGAATTTCATGCCAACGACGATCAAAGCGTGGGTTGCCGAAGGCCAATATATCGCTCAATACCAAGGCGGAGCGTTTATTTTTGATCCGAGTACGCACAGCCTGACACGTTTATCGAATACTTGGGATAGTGCATTTCACTACTTGCATGACGATACGTTGTTCATTGCCAAGGGCAATACGCTTAACGCTTGGCAACGAGGTCATCAACCGGTCGCCATGACATGGCAAACCAAAGCTTTTCTTATTCCTCAGCACGCCTTTTTGACTTGCGCTCGCCTTGAAGCGAAAGCGCCTGAACGTTTAAGGGTAACGGTTATCGTCGATGGTGAGGCGATTTTCAAGCTGGAACAGGGCGAGCTCACTCACGCGCCATTTCGGTTGCCCGCAGTACGCGGCAGCCGATGGCAAATCAAGGTAGAAGGGACCAGTCAGGTCGAGCGGATTGTCATGGCAGATAGCCTCTCGGAGTTGTACTGATGGCAAAGCGATCGCCTTTTCGGGCAGGACGTTCACTGGAGGCGTTGTACGAAAACGTCGAAATTTTAACTGGGCAACGTGGCGATGGTCGTTACCGAGCGGTGACCGAAAAAGAGGTGGTTACGCTCAATGCGATAATCGCGCAATCGAATCTGAATCAAAATAGCGAATCTTCATCGAGTTTGGTTCAAGTCCCGCATGCACCCCACCACGTGCAAGCCTTTGGTGGGTTTACTGCCATCTTAGTACAATGGGATACGCCACAATTTAGAGGATTTGCATACGCTGAAGTATGGCGGGCAAATCACAATGACTTTTCTCAAGCGGTAGTCGTGGCGACAACGCCGGCTAATGTGTTTTCTGATGTGGTCAACGCAGGGAGCCGATTCTATTACTGGGTTCGCTTCATCAATACGAAGAATTTTGCGGGACCTTACCATGGCGTAAACGGGATACTGGGTGAAACCTCGCAAAACATTGGTCAAGTGATTGATGAGCTGGCCGAGCAGCTAAAACAATCCGAGCTTATTCAACTCTTGCAACAAGAGATAAGCGCTAAAGCGCCACAGACTTTGCTTGAACAACTGGATAGTGAGCTGGCGGCTTCTGGAGAGCTGATCGCGCAAATCCAGCGCCAATTGAAAAGTGCGACAGAAACCTTCGCGGCTCAAGTGACTCAGCTTCATGCATCTTCACTGGCAAGAGATGAGGCGCAAGCCGCGTTGAATGAAGCGAAACTTCTTGATGTCTCGACGGTGTTTGCAAATGCAGATCAAGCATTAGCCGAGCGAGTGAATACCGTTGAAGCCACCGCGGGTAACGCCAAGGCCGCCGCGCAAACCAATGCCCAAGCGATAGCGACCATCAATCAAGATGGGAGCGTGGCATTTAAGGCAATGTGGGGGGCGAAAGCGCAAGCAGGCGAGATTAGCGTTGGGATTGGTTTGATTGCGAAGAGCGATGGCACCAGCCAAGTGGCAGTCAGTGCCAGTCAATTCTTTGTCTACGATCCCAATAAGCCCGGAACCTTAGTGCCGACGTTCGCGATTGATAATGGCGCGGTCGTTATCCCCAAAGCGATCATTGAAAAAGCGACTATTCAGATCCTGCAAGCACAAACCATTGTGGCCGATGAAGTGAAAGCGGGTATCGAAATCACTTCGCCTGTTATTCATACCGGTCAATTGCGAGGTGGTGACGCAGGATTCGGTGCGGGTGGTCCTTATAACGGCTATCACACCTTTATTCACTCAAACGGCCTCTTACAAACCAACAATTTACAGGCCAATAATGGTTATTTTCGTGGCAACATCGAAGGGACCACCATTAATGGTGGTGTGATCAAAGGGGCGACAATTATCGCCAGCACCTTCTATCAATCGGTAGTGCTCTATACCACATTTGGGGATAACGCGACGACCAGCCTCTCTTACCCTTCTGCGTTAGGGGGCGGGTTAGTGGTCACCTCTGAATCGGTTCGTGTGACCTTGCCGGAAACAAGCTACTACAGTGATGGCGCTACCGCTCCGGTGGATTTTTTCCCAGCAGGGGATGTGTCCATTAACACCATGAACCGAGCACGTTACCGCACTATTCCGGATGGAGTATTTAACTTTACGGTGAGACGGCCAAGAGTGGGGGGCTCTGGTTTTTTACAAATCTTTGTACAGGCCATCAATCTCAGTGGTGGCGTCGTTGCCGAGGCAAGGATTGTCGGAACCGATACCGCCAATGCGGTAGGTACAACCGTAAATGTGGCAGGGGTGAGTTTTGCGCTGACTTATTACCGAGGAGGAAGCAGCGGTTATGCTGTCGAAGAGGCGCACATTGCGAGTCGTCGTTCGCTGTTGGGTTCGGGCTGGACTTACTCTGCTTCCCAATCTTTACGCTTTCGGCTGCGTTTAACATCGCTGCACGATGGTGCGGTGATCGTCAATATGTCGGCCTCTATCAATAACAGTATTGACCCAAGGTGATGGCATGATGGTGACAACTGAAAAAGAGCCATATCGCTTTTACTTCCAAGGCGAAGTGACCGACTGGAACACGTTCAAGGCGGCTTATGATGCCGGAAACATCCCAGATGAACTTTATTATGAGCGATTGGCACTGCGGCAAACGTGGCTTGACGGTCATGAGGTCAATGAAAGGGCTTGGGCGCGCGCTGAACTTGCGGCTACCGATTTTATGGAGTTGCCAACGGCGACCTATCAAGGAGAGCGGTTAGTGACATCGCCAAAACTTGCTGAAATGTTGGCTTATCGCGAAGCGGTGCGACGTTACGATTTACGTGAAGAGTCTCGCCCATTGAGGCCGGCATGGTTTGTCGATGAGTCTTTATAAACTGTCTTACGAATCGTGGCGTTCTCGAGTATTGCCGTTGATGGAACAGACCGAGAAGCGCAACCAGCACTGGTTCGCCAAACAAGTGGATGAAGCCCTACTCAATAGTAGGGCTTCGCTGTTTTTGGTGGAGGAGGGATTCTTCGTCCTTGAGCCCAGTTTGGACAATGGTGAAATGCAGGTATGGGTACTGTTTGCTTGGAGCAATCAAAAAGGTGCGCTTAAGCGCCATTTACCGACGGTAGAGCAGTTAGCTAAGCGGGTAAAGGCCAAGAGGTTACTGCTGAATACTGCCGTGAAAGCTTTGCAAGTAAGCCTTATTGACGGTGGGTTTAGTTGTATCGAAACCGGTGATGTTGAGACTTGGTGCAAGGAGATCTAATGGGTGGGAAAAAAGATGGCCGCATTCAGGAAACCTCGGCGGAAATCGCCGCTTCCCAAGTTGCGGTGAAAGAGTGGAACTTATACAACACAGAGCTCAAAGCGTTTGAAGATATCTTCATACGGCGAGTGAACAACCTTAACTCAGAGGCCAATATGGCCGACGTGAAACAGGCGGCAGATTTAAATTATCAAAGCGAGTACGGCCAAGCGCGAGAGGCGGCCACCGAGAATCTTGTGGCCTCAGGTGTTGATCCGAGCTCCGGAACATTTAAAGCAACGTTAAGCCGTTTGGCGACAGACCAAACTCTCGCTCAGGGCGATACCGTAAACCGCGCTCAAGTCAATGAGCAGGACAAGTATGTGGTGGGTAAGCAAGATATCGTCGCTCTCGGTGCTGGTCAGAAAGCCGAAGGCTTGGCTGGCATGGAAGAGACAGCGCGGCTCTCTTTGAAAAAAGCCACAAGCGATGCCGCCACAGCGTTTAACCGACGTAGCGCGAATGCTCAGGCTGTAGGGACGTTGGCTGGGATTGGAACCAGTATGTACATGAACCGTGCCAAGCCAGATACGAGCTTTGTCAATGTCGATACTAAGACGCTGAAAGGTCAAGCGGGCATGGATCAGAACTATGTACTCAACAGAGGGTAAGTGATGAGCGTTAATGTTTCAGGTTCGGCGGCCAATAACTATGCCAATATCACTCATGCCATGTATCAAGACTGGTTAGAGCGATTTTATCCGCAGCAAAAACAGCTTTTAGAGCAAACACAAAATGGCGAGTTACTGACACAGCAACTTGGCCGAGTTGGAGCCAATTTTTCGAGCGCGCAACAGAGTGCGCGGCTTGCGAATGTTAACCAAATGGCACGTTTTGGAGTTGGGGCAGATACCAATTCTAACGATGAAGCCAAGCTCTCTCTGGCACAGGTGACGGCCAAGAACAGTTTGCGTGAGAACGAGCAAGAGCGTGCGATGAGCGTGCTCAGTGGTGGCGCAAAGGGGAAGTTATCACAGCTTAAAGTGGGGTAATCATGGCATACAGTTTATTGAATTTAGGCGCAGATACCCGCAAACGTGCATTGGCAGGGATGCAAGAATCGGCGCAACGTGAAGAGCAGCGTAATCAAACCAATCAAAGCCTCAAAGACGCGCAGCGTACCAAGCGTTTATCCAGTGTCACCACGGGGGCTGGCATGGGCATGATGGCGGGCATGCAAGCGGGTAGTGTGGGTGGACCCATGGGCGCGGCGATGGGTGCGGCAGCAGGTTTGATTCTAGGGGAGCTTTTTTAATGCAGTTAGATACACGCAGCGCTATTGATGGTGCAATCCGCGGATTTCAGGTCGCAGAAGGTTACTACCAGCGTAAAGCGGATAATGAACGCCAAGCGAAATTGGATGAGCGTAACGAGGCTCGCTATCAAGATGAGCGGTCTAGACTCTCTCAGATTGAAGCCAAGAACGAGCAACGTTATCAAGACGAGAAGGCTTTTCGTCAGGCTGAAACGGAAAAAGCCGATAAACGTTATCAAGATAGCCTTAAACGAGAAAATGAGGATCGAATCCAGCGTGATCGACTAATTGATGTACAGGTTGATGCGCAGAAAAGTGCAAAAGCATTGAGCCAATACCAGCTCAATCAGCAAAAGAAAATGGCTTACATGCAGGAGAATTTGCCGCTAATTCAATCTGGCCTCAAACGTTACATGGAAACCGGAGAACTTGATCCCTTGTTTGAGCAGGAGCACATTAAGGGCAGTGCTTACGACCCGCGCCGTTATACACCTCGTGTGGTACAGGCGGCCTTTGATATCGAATCGACTATGCCTAAAGTGCTTGATGGCTCTATTTCTTACCAAGACTCACAATTCACCAAATCGATGGGCGTGTTGCTTGAGCGTAATGTTAAGCAAGGGATTGGCGATAAAGATCATGAATCGGGTAAGGTGATTAAGGATAAAGAGTATCTGCGTCATGATTTTGTTGCCGATATTGACCCAAATCGCGAAGGCGATCAGCCGGGCGTGGTGGTCGGTTTGAAAGTGACTTATGAGGATGGCACGACTAAAACCGCGCCAGTAACCGAAAGCCGTTTGGCAGGTAGCCAAGAAGCTGTAAAAGTGATCCCGCTCGATGCGTTAATGAAAGACGTGACAGGCCAAATCCATATGGCTAAGCAGTTTTTTACCAACGAGCACTATGCCAACCTTTTCAATGTGGCAGAGACAAAATCACGCACTGAAATGGATAAGCAGTGGCGAGAGGCGGTGACCGAGCTTGAAAAAGACCGTACTGCAGCGCTGAATGATTTGTTGGAGCCGACACCAGAGCAAATTTCCGTGGTTAATGCTCGATTTGATGAAAGAAAATCGATAATTAATCAAGTGTATGGACGATTAGGTGACAATCAATCCAATCGTGAGGTCGGATCAAATAGCGCGCAAAGATGGGCAGGCGAAGACCCACAAAAGCGCCAATTCATCAATGAGCTCAGTCAATCCATGAATCTCGCAGAACTGACACCCGAAGCGTTGGAGCATAACTATCAGCGAGTTCTGACAATAAAGGCGAATCACGAAGCCGAATTGAAGAAGCAGCAACAGTTAGAACGATTACGCCAAAGCCAGCAATCTCAAAAAATTTATGAGGATTCAGGGGTGTATGGTGCTGCTAAGCCAACCGATGGTAGAGATGCGATGAAGTATGGCAGCCACAGCCTACTGAACCGCCATGAGTGGAATACTACTCCGAATGGAGAGTTGAAGTTTTAG